ACCGGGGCTGCTGGCCCGCGTGCTGACCTCGAAGTATGCAGAGCACACCCCGCTGTATCGCCAGTCAGAAATATACGGTCGGCAAGGTGTGGAGCTGAGCCGTTCACTGCTGTCGGGCTGGGTGGATGCATGCTGCCGGCTGCTGTCTCCGCTGGAAGAGGCGCTTCAGGACTATGTGCTGACTGACGGTAAGCTCCATGCTGATGACACGCCTGTCCCGGTGCTGTTGCCAGGCAATAAGAAAACGAAGACCGGGCGGTTATGGACCTACGTTCGTGACGACCGTAACGCCGGGTCAACGCTGGCGCCGGCGGTGTGGTTCGCTTACAGCCCGGACAGAAAAGGCATCCATCCGCAGACCCATCTTGCGGGGTTCAGTGGTGTACTGCAGGCGGATGCATACGCCGGGTTCAACGAGCTGTACCGGGATGACCGGATAACGGAAGCCGCCTGTTGGGCTCATGCCCGCCGTAAAATCCACGATGTGCACGTTCGCACCCCGTCAGCCCTGACGGAGGAAGCGCTGAAACGGATCGGCGAACTGTACGCCATCGAGGCAGAGATAAGGGGAATGACGGCGGAGCAGCGCCTTGCCGAACGTCAGTTGAAAACGAAACCGCTGCTGAAATCCCTGGAAAGCTGGCTGCGTGAAAAGATGAAAACCCTGTCGCGACACTCAGAACTGGCGAAAGCGTTCGCATACGCCCTGAACCAGTGGCCGGCGCTGACGTACTATGCAGATGATGGCTGGGCTGAGGCGGACAATAACATCGCTGAAAATGCGTTGCGGATGGTCAGTCTGGGCCGCAAAAACTACCTGTTCTTCGGTTCGGATCATGGAGGAGAGCGGGGAGCGCTGCTGTACAGCCTGATCGGGACGTGCAAACTGAACGGAGTGGAGCCAGAAAGCTACCTCCGCTATGTCCTTGACGTCATAGCCGACTGGCCGATAAACCGGGTCGGCGAACTGCTCCCCTGGCGCGTAGCACTGCCGACTGAATAACACATCCCCGTCAATACGGTTCTTGCTGCACGCTTACGCATATCTGTTTTCTCCTGATAAATAAAAAGCCTCTGCCACGCGTTGTGACAGAGGCTGAAGCATGAAACTGACTTCAGGGATCAGTTAACGTTTTTTCCGGAAACGGTAATCAGCAGTGGATGGTAGTCCTGGGGATTGAAAACCGATAACGGCAGACTGACACGATGGCCGTTACTTTCTTCAGTTGCTTTAATGATTTCGGTTGTGGCGACATTTTCCACGCACTCCGTTTCCAGAAATGCGTCTGTGGTTCGCGTGGCATTACTGTCACCAAAAGCTTCCGTTTCCATTTTTCTGGTCACCAGCGTCTGACCATATTTGTCTTTGAGTTGCAGAGTGATGGTGAGGGGGCCAAATCCTTCACCGTTTCCGCCATTATCCAGCCGGAACTGGTAAGCACAAATATTTCCCGGGAGCCATATCGTATCTGTATTGCGTATACTGATGTAACGTTGATCCTGTGCCCGGAGTGGGGCAGACCACGTTAACCCCAGAATGAAGGCGGTAATCATGCAGGTTTTGAACAGGTGAATCATGGTATTTACCTCTCTGAGTCATGACGATGACACTGACAAATCAGGTGATAAAGCGTAAAAGGCGCAGAATAGCCGTTATGCCGGTAACTCCGGGGGTAATGCTTCTTCCAGCCGGTTAACCATATTGCCGAGATGGGATGCATCATATTCCATGACGGGGCGTTGCCTGATGATACTGACCACCAGTGGTTTGATTAACATATTGGTCGCGGCCCGTTGTTGTATACCGGCGGCGAAAATGATCTCCAGAGCATTCTGATCGATAACACGGGCCAGATTCTCGTTCAGATTTTCAATCTCATGTCCGGTCAGCAGGAAACTGCCGGCAAGCCATGTCACCTGCTCCTGAATCATTGCCAGAATTTTGACGCGATCTTCTTCAACCAGCGCTCCGGCAATTTTTCCTGATACAGCGGAGGCAATCATTCCCCCCAGAACACCGCCAACCACACGCCCTGTCAGTGCACCAAATGGTCCCAGTGGACTGAACAGTATCCCGCCCGCCACTGACCCGACAGCTCCACCTGCCACACCGGAAGATGCCACGGCAAGATTCCTGATGAACTGCGCACCGGAGATCCGTCCCCGCAACATTTTGATCATGTCAGGGCCGGTTGTGACAGCTACCAGTGCCAGAGATGTCACCAGCGTACCCTTCATTACTTTGTTCAGGGCACTGATATTTCCTGCACCGGTCCCCTTCTGAAGAGCCAGTCGGACAGTCGGGCTGGCAGTCGAAAAATCAATGTGCTTCAGCATACCCTGAACAACACTGAGCCGGTGGAGTTGCTGGGTTGTGACGTAGACAGCCAGTGTGCGGGGGAAGGTTTTTCCTGCCTGGACAGCAGCTGTCTGCAGGGCAGCATCGCGATCGCCGGTGCTGAGCCAGAAGACCGATGCCGTCAGGGCAAAACTGATCCCTCCGGCCGCCAGACTGACAACCGAACCCTCGGCAATATCATAAGTGACCGATTCGATGGTCCCGAACCGGGTGATATTACGGGCCTGAGTATAAGTCAGATGTCCCCGACGAATCAGCCGGGACGCTTCTGCGGGATCGGTTACTATGAGACGACAATAACTCAGTCCGCCTGGCGCCGATTATTCTGGCCGGTTTTGTAACCTGAGTGTCATTTACATGATCCAACAGGAAATGGCGTGACGCTCAATACTTCTCAGGTCAGTTACTATATGACTCAGCGTAAGAAAGGTATAACTCAGCATATCTCGGCCATGAAGGCTGGTATCTCAGTCCGTTCTGGTCGTCGGATCGAAAAAGGAGAGTGGGCAAAAAACAGTGTTCGGCACTGGCGCACACGCAAAGATCCTCTGGAAGCTGTGTGGGACAGCATGCTTGTTCCTCTGTTGAAAGAGAGGCCGGCTCTGACACCAACAACTCTGCTGGAGATGCTACAGGATAAATATCCCGGCCAGTACCCCAACAGCCTTCGAAGAACAATGCAACGGCGGGTCCGCGAATGGAAGCTACAGTATGGTGCAGAGCAGGAGGTCATGTTCCGCCAGCGACATCAGCCCGGTCTGCGAGGTCTGTCGGACTTTACTGAACTGAAAGGTGTAGTTGTCACCATCGCCGGTAAGTTGTTGGCGCATAAGTTGTATCACTTCCGTCTGGAATGGAGCCACTGGAGCTGGATGCGGGTTGTGCTGGGTGGTGAGAGCTTCTCTGCTCTGGCTGAAGGTCTGCAGGAAGCCCTCGGACAACTGGGCGGAGTGCCGGTAGAACATAAAACGGACAGCCTGAGGGCAGCATGGAAACAACAGGGCGAAGATGGACGCCGCGAGCTGACTGAGCGTTATGCTGCTCTCTGTCAGCACTACGGAATGCAGGGCGTACACAATAATGCCGGTCGGGGCCACGAAAATGGCTCGGTTGAAAGTGCCCACGGACATCTGAAAAGGCGTATCTGTCAGGCGCTGATACTGCGGGGCAGTAACGACTTCAGCACCATAGAAGAATATCAGGCCTTCATCACTCAGCAGGTTATGCGGCACAACCGTAACAATCAGGATCTGGTCAAGGAAGAACGTCTTCATCTGAAACCGCTGCCGCTTCGTCGCAGTGCTGACTATGATGAGCTGACTGTGAGGGTTAGCCGCAGCAGTACCATCAATGTGAAGCACGTCGTCTACAGCGTACCTTCCCGGCTTGTAGGTCAACTGTTACGGGTCCGGTTATGGGACGATCGTCTGAGCTGTTACGTTGGCAGCAGCGAGGTCATGAGCTGCCCACGTGTCAGACCAGAAAAAGGGAAGACGCGGGCCCGTCGTATCGACTTCCGACATGTGATCGACAGTCTGGCAAAAAAGCCCGGTGCGTTCTGCCATGCAACGCTGAGAAATGACATCCTGCCAGACGATGAATGGCGGAGGCTGTGGCGTCGCTTATGTAATCATCTGGAACCCGACATGGCAGGCAGGCTGATGGTACATGCTCTGAAACTGGCTGCAGGATACGACGATATCTCAGTCGTGGCAAAAGGTATGGAGCAGATGCTGAATACCCCGGGAAACGTGGATCTGCACCGGCTGATGCGCTTCCTGGGTATAAAGGAAAAGGCGTTGCCGGTAGTCAATGTGAAACAGCATAACCTGAGCAGTTATGAGCAACTACTGCGTGGCAAGGGCGGTTCGCAGTGAGCAATATCCATCACCTTGAACGCAGCCTGCGTAAACTACGCCTGACACGAGTTGGAGCTGAATGGCACGCTCTGGAAAAACGAGCACTGGCAGAAGGCTGGACACCATCGCGCTATCTTCTGACGCTATGCAATGAAGAACTCCTGTGGCGCGAGAGTGAAAAACTGCGTCGTTATAAAAAGGAGGCCCGGTTGCCAGTTGCCAAAACGCTAAGCGAATACGACTTCAGTCAGGTGCCGGAACTGAATGGAGCTCAGTTCCGGCAACTCTGTGAAACGACAGACTGGGTTGATGCAGGAGAAAACGTTCTGCTGTTCGGAGCCAGCGGGTTGGGGAAAAGCCATCTGGCGGCAGCGATCGTGGATGGCGTAGTAGGCCAGGGCTACCGGGCCCGGTTCTACAGCGCAGGAGAGTTGTTGCAGGAACTACGTAAAGCCAGAGCGCAGTTGAAACTGAATGAGCTGCTACTGAAACTGGATCGCTACCGGGTGATAGTGGTGGATGATCTTGGCTATGTCAAACGCGACAGCGCCGAAACGGGAGTACTGTTCGAGTTAATAGCGCATCGCTATGAACGTGGGAGCCTGGTGATAACCAGTAACCATCCGTTCAGCATGTGGGGCAGCATCTTCGTGGATGAGACTATGGCGGTGGCGGCGGCAGACCGGCTGATCCATCACGGATATATGTTCGAACTGAAAGGTGAAAGCTACAGGAAAAAGACAGCGAAGGCAGTAACAAGCGCGACTTGATGTCGCACTGAAGGGTGCGGCCAGTATAGTTGGCGCGAGTCGGCAAAACTAGTTGACGTCTAATACTCCGTCTTCCCGATTTGCGCGGTGAGTTTATCCGTGGATGGGATGACGGGCGCAAGATTGACGAGGGGCGTAAGTTGCTTTCATGGCAGAAAGGTACACTGGTCGGCGGTCATGACGATAACGATTCTGCGCTTGATATCTCGTACATGAGTAACGGAAATAATATTGACTATGGCGGCGATAAGGTGTTTGCGGGGAATTACCGTAGCGATTATTTGTGGTACGCAATGCTGGGTGAAACAAACAGTCGCGCAAAAGCCGAATTAAACGGAGCATTCTTTAACATAACCCGCCCCCGCAATATCGCGTTTAACTATATCGTGAGGGCGGCGTGATACCGTTCAACTGGCAAGTGCCAGTGGCGCTTCCGGCCAGCTGATTTCAGGTGCCTTGCTGATATCCAGTGCGTTCAGCTCGTCGATATAATCCAGCACGGCGTTCAGTTTTGCCGTTTCTTCTGGTTTCAGACTGCGACCAGCACGCAGTTTGAGGTTGATAAGATCGACGGACGCCATCGCCTGTTTCACCCGTTGCTGGCGTTGCTGTCTGGCAACCTCCAGTTCTGCGGCTCGCTGCCGTTCAGTATCGGTTACCCACGCCTCACCGTTCCAGGTATCCCATGGCGTGGCTGGCTGTTTTGTGGTGGTGTCCGCCGGGTAATCACCCGGTTGGGTAATCAGAACGGGGTTACCGTTCTCCGTGCTGTATACCGTCTCGCCGCGGTGATCAGGCACATGCTCCCACCCGTTCAGCGTGGCAGTCCGACAAACCACGTAACCCGAAATTGCCTCCGGCGGTGCATCGGCGCACGAATGTGCCGGAGTACCCACCCCAAGGGCGAGATACTCCACAGAGGATGAGGTGTATTCCCGGGTTTCCTCGTCATAGTGATATACAGTGATATCGCCCGCTACAGTGGCGATACCGTTTTCATCCAGAACTGCAGTGTTACTCATTAAACTGCCCTCACAATGTAATTAAGTGCAATGCTACGGGGTCTGACAGTGATACCCTTCGCATACCCGCTTCTGATAGAGGTCAGAATAGTAGCCTGCATACCATTGTCTGACATTACTATGACAGGATCGCTGAATGTTGTCCCGTCCGGCATTTTAAAGCTGCCCTCACGAAGGTCTGTAATGGAATCTTCATTGTTGAATCCCATGCCGACTATCCCCGAGGTTCCCGTAGTGTCCTGGTTATAATAATCCAGCATTGCTGTTCTTAACAGCGTTGCCCCTTGTGCGGACAGCAACTTACGTCCTGTATCAACTTTGCGCCCGTCGTCCCATCCACGGATAAACTCACCGCGTAAATCAGGAAGACGGAGGGTCGGGTAGGCTCTGGCCAGAACAGGATATTGTTCTTTTGTAAAGGCGCGCCCGTCGCACTTTAACCAGCCTGCTGGCGGTGTGGCGGTGGGCCATGGAACCGGTACACCAACAGGCAATGCAGAGCCTTCCCCCAAACCAACGTTTAGGCCGCCCTGACAATGTAGTTAAAGGCAATATTTCGTGGACGGGTTTCCCTCCCGCCAGTATTACCGATACTCCCTCGCGAATGAAGTGTTGGTGATGGGGTCAGACTCCCTCCTGTATTTGTGGCATCAAGTCCTCGTCCTTGTGTGTATGTTTTTTTGAAAATCGCAGCCAGTTCCCATTCATCTTTTGTGTCGTAACCATCATTGGCAACAACAATATGACGGTGTTTCTCAATCATTCCGCTCTGGCTGCTTAGCAGGGCACGCCCGGTGTCAATCTTTCGTCCGTCATCCCATCCACGGATAAACTCACCGCGCAAATCGGGAAGACGGAGGGTCGGGTAGACTCTGGCCAGAACAGGATATTGTTCTTTGGTGAACGTAGCTCCGTTGCACTGTAACCAGCCTGCTGGCGGTGTGGCGGTGGGCCATGGAACCGGTACACCAACAGGCAATGCAGAGCCTTCCCCCAAACCAAGGTAATTGAGGACATCTTTTATACTGCCCTTAGCGATAATAGCGCGACCAATAGCTGTAAGGGTTGCCAGCGCTGCGCGGTCTGCTCCGGTAAAATAAGGCAACCGATCTGCTGCAGTGGCAAGTCCTGCCAGAGCAGTGAGCGTGGCATCTGCCGGTTGTTTTCCGTTTGCCAGATCGTATGCAGCCTTGACCGCTTTCGGTGTGGCGGCCAGTATTTCAGACGTGCTGTTGATGGCACTGCTCAATTGTACGGTGCCTTTTGCCGTCAGCGAGGCAGCAGGCACTCCCGTTATCTGACTCCACGGGTGAGTGTGGCTGACGGGCGCCTTGCCGGCTGCAAGGTCGTATGCAGCCTTGACCGCCTTCGGCGTGGCAGCCTCAGTTTCTGATTGACTGTCCGTGGCGCTGCTCAGTTGTACGGTGCCTTTTGCCGTCAGTGAAGCCGCAGGCACTCCCGTTATCTGACTCCACGGGTGAGTGTGGCTGACGGGCGCCTTGCCGGCTGCAAGGTCGTATGCAGCCTTGACGGCTTTTGGTGTGGCGGCCAGCGTTTCAGAGGTGCTGTTGGTGGCACTGCTCAGTTGGGTGAACCCCTTAGCTGTCAGTGTCGCGTCCGGGTGGTTACGGGAACGTACGTGTTCAGCCAGTGACTGTGCGGCTTCCTCCGTTTTTTTCTTCAGCCATTTCGTCCTGTTTGCCAGTTGCCGGGGGGCTCGATTTGATATCCCGTCTGCACCACCCAGAACCGGATCTGATGTCTCCAGTTGATAGATATTTTCTTCCCACTTTTCTGTTTCATTCAGGTTTCCCATAATCAACTGCTCCCGTGGTTATAACTGCCATCATGGATGGCAGTATTGTTATAGCGAATGGCCACAGACTGATACTCCAGGCTGGCCAGATGGCAGCGGGCCGGTGCAAATGCAGCCAGCGTCTGACGCAGCATCGCGGCCTGATCGTTAGTAATGGGCTGTTTCAGAATAACGCGATAAACTGCCCAGGCGGCTGCATCTCCATGAACAAACAGTCCGTTATAGCTGCGATTGCCGTCGTAACTGAGACGACCTGTGCCTTCAATCAGATCCACTTCACCAAAGCCAAAACGGCGGATAACTTCCCGGATTGACCACGGCGTCCCTTTATACCGGTGCAGTTCGATGGCTGCTTTTATAAGCATGCGGCGAACATCGTCCGATTCCGCCAGCTCCCAGCCATCGCCAGACAGTGAGAACTGCTCGCCCAGCCATGGCAGCGCGGAACTGTCGACGATATCGACGAGAAAGACCATCAGTACGCTCAGGTCGATGTTATCCAGCCGTCCTGCCAGTCTTCCCAGCGTCCTGAGACTGATATCACCCTCAAGCGGTGGCGGGAGTTGTAATGGCTCAGTCATCAGACACTCCAGTCATGTTAAGAGTGATTGCCGTACAGTTTGCCCATTCGTTTTCTGCCACCACCCGCAGTGCCGGTGTCACCAGTTCAACCTGGTACACCCCGGAAACGGACAATGCACTGATAATCTGGCTGGGGACAATATCGCGCCCCAGCGTGGCGGCACGTGATGCCACCCAGTTCTGTATGGCGCTGTTAGCGGCATCTTTTACAGACCTGGCATCCTGATCACGATAGATCGTAATCCTGGCTTCAATGGTGTAATCCACCTTCACTGGTGTTTTAGCCCGCACTGTATCAGTGAGTGGCCTGACTTTCTCATCAGAGCAGAAACTCTCTACCAGCGTGAGAACACCGCCGTCCGGCAGACCGGTACTGAGCAGCGGATACAGATCTACGGTCCCGGGAACCGGGGAAAGCACAGCAACATCGACAATGTTGGGATGGGCCTGCATGGCATGAAAGCGGTATGCGCCACGGCTTCCGGCATTGGTGAATGACTCCGGGGCCAGCCTGATACGCTCCCGGAGCCTGTCATCGTCTTCCTGTTCTGAACCGCCGGAACTGGCCGTCAGATTGCTCACCAGCAGGTCGACGTTATCAATCTCATCGAGTAACTGACTGACCTGCGCAGGTTGCCAGCCGTTACCAGCGGTACCGGGTTCGGTACAGGTGGACGTGACATTGACCAGCAGCAATCCGGCCTTCAGTACCACATCTGTATCGGTGGCAAAAATAACGCTGTCGGAAGCGCTGACGCGGGTGCCTGCCGGGATCAGCACATCAATGGCCAGTGCCTCATCTACGGAGAACTGGAGCGTGGTGGTGGCAGGCTGCGCGGCAAGACGGTATACACCAACCAGTTCACCGAGGTAATCAATCATCGGCTCACGGGCAAAGGCGACCAGATTCTGCTTTGCTGCCTCCTGTACCGCAACCCTGACCAGCATTTCGCGATAGGCCCACAGATCAATCAGCAGACGTTCTGCCTGTGCCGGGTACAGCGTTTTGCCGGTATCCGCTTCATACTTCGCAATCATTTCTGCCGTGATTTTGTCGGCATCGCGTTCAATAAAATCGGGTTCTGTCAGCGCCATAGCAGCTCCTGAGTCCGGGTCTGTCCGTCTGAGCCTTTCCAGCTCACCCGGAGCGTAAGATGTTCGCCGTCGACGGCGGGTTTAACTGACATAAGCTGGCAGCGGGGCTCCCAGCGCCGGATGGCATCGACGGATTCGCGCACCACATGCGGAATGGCCCGGTCTACAGGCCAGTCGATATAAAGATGCAGATTGCTGCCGAACTCCGGGCGATGCGGGTCGCTGCCGCGGGGAGTCCGCAGGATAATTTGAATCGCCTGCCGGATATCATCCAGCCCCCGGACAATTTCGCCGGGAGCCTGCAGGGCTGGTTGCCAGAATACTGAGGTTGTTTTCATGGGGGCAGTATTGCCCCCGTGCGGGAACGCTGATATTAAAGGCGTTTAAAAAGCTCAGTGGGAGTGGTGGCTGGAGTTTTCGCCATCAGACAACATACTGCCCGTGGCATGGGCATTCCCTTTAATCTCGATATTGCCATGGATGGTCGCGGTAACACCTTCACCACCAGAACCCGCCATGCCTCCTTCGTAAATCAGCTTACCCCTGACACGCAGATCTCCGGTAAGTTCGGTTTCCGGTGCGTCAATCGTGGCTTTCTGTGTTTTCAATACCACATCAGCACCACACTCAATGACAATATGCTCAATGCCGCCCCGGATGATCAGAGTGTGCGTCTTCCGGTTGTAGCTGTACTCTGCACCATCAGCAAACCGGGTTCCCCGGATATTTTTGTCACTGAACGGTGGTTTATCGACGTCTGAATACACCGCGCCCAGAATAACACCATCCTCGCCGTTGGCATCGAGCAGCACCTCAACCTGCTCCCCCACGTCAGGGAGCCAGTAATCTTTGTTATCCTGGGTATTGCGCTGCAGCACGTTAAGCCAGTTTGTGCGCAGGTTATCGCATTCAGGCAGACGAACGCGGGCCTGAACCCTGTCGGCATCAACGGCACTGACCGTACCGACCTGACGAGTGACACCAGTCATTTTTTCTTCTCCTTAATCACCGTCGATGTACTGCCATCCGGGTGATAAACCGTGAGTTTCTGAGTTTTTTGTTTTTTCCCTCTTGTGACTGGCCCCCGTGCCACTTCCAGCTCTGTGGTGTAGCCGCTGTTACGGTCAAACGCATGGCGGGCAGTGGTTATGAGCCATGGCCCGGATAACTGCCCAAAACCCACCAGTTCAATTTTGTTGCCTGCTGTCAGTTGAGGTGTTCCCGTCAGCGTCAGGGAGCCGTTCTGCTGGTATTCGTTATGTCTGGCCAGTGCTGAATCCGCTTTAATCCGGGCACTGTCCGGGTCGCTGACGCGGCTGTTAACTTTAAGTGAGTCAGCGCTGGTAACCTTACCACCTTTGAGCTTTTTGTCGCTTTCACGGGTACCACCATCAGCTTCGTAGACGATCAGTTTTTTACTGCTGCTTTTCTGGTGTTTTACCTTTGCAGATTTATAGACCCGGTTGATGGTGTCACGCAGGGAAAAGCGGGCCACATCCTGCGGTTTTAACTGCCTGACCGGCTCCTGACTGCGCAGTGTGGCCAGATGAGAAAAAATCAGCTGGTCACTGACCACTTTCACTGCATAACCATACTCGCTGGCCAGCCGGCGCAGAAAACCCACGTCGGTTTCAGCATACTGGGTCACCCGGTCGATTCTGATGGACTCAATGCTGCCCACCAGTTTCAGCCGGTGCTTTCTGGCAATCCGCCCCGCAACAGCTGCCAGCGTGGTGTTCTCAAAACCACGGCTGGATTTAGTCCGCAGAGCACTGTTAACCGAGGTGGCCACCCCACGGATAGCGACAACGGACGCGGGCGAACTCACTTCGATCTCGTCTATTGAGAATGTACCGCAGGACAGCAGTTTCTCGCCCTGATAACCCATTTTCAGCGTCAGCGTGTCACCCTTGCCCGGATACCACTTATCCAGCCAGCGGCCATCGGTGTCGTCCAGCTCCACCTCAATGGTATCGGACTCATTTTTGATGTTATCGCTCCAGACCACACGGGTGACATAAGGCGCGATATCAGAGGTGATGTTTTTCTGCAGATACCACAGAGTGAATACCGGCGTCAGCACATCGCTGACGCCGGTTAACGCTGATGTGGCTTGCGCAGTACTGTTTATCTCAGCCATGGGGCAATATCCTCTTCTGTACGGGCATCTTCAGCCTCAATAACCGGGATCAGTAACAACAACCCGGAGGGCAGCACCGGCGTGATGGCCACGTGCGGATTGGCTGCAATAATCCGGGGATAGCCCAGCGGGTCACCGTAGTACTGCCATGCCAGCGAATCCCAGCGCTCTCCGTCACGGGTAATATGTTCAAGAAACATCACACACTCCTCGTCAGTATTCTGGCGGCCATTGCACTTAATCCCGGAGACATGCGGTTGAATGCTGTTCCGGCGGCGTTAAGCTGCCCGGAAACGGTATCCAGAGCACCTGCAATATTTCTTTTGTCCACACCACTCAGCGCAGACTGTGCCTGCTGTACATACGTGGCTGCTTCGCTGGCTGTTCTGGCCAGACTGATGGCATCGGGCATGGATTCAGAGAGTGCGTTAAACGCCGGAACACTTTTCCCCAGAGCCCCGGAGATATTACCCAGTCCGCTCATCAGCCCCGGCACACGGGTCAGTGCGACAACGGGGTTATCCTTCATTTTCTGTGTCACCCGAACGGCGCTGATAGTGGTCTGGAGTACAGACTGCGCCTGTTTCGCATAGTTGACGCCGTTGCGGATGAACTGCGCCACCCCTGAAGGCGAAGGAATGGCACCGGAGACCGCCCCGACACCCGGGAGCTTCGTGCGTATTGCCGGTGGTTGCAGAGGATTTTTCGGGTCACCGGTGTATTCCCGGAGAGACACGGTGGCACTGACAGCCAGCACGTTGCCGGTACTGTCAGTCTGCTCGCTGGTTGCAGTCACATCGGTAATCACGAACCAGCCGCGATAGTCACCGTTGCCGAAGACCAGCGCCAGTGCCTGATGGGCTTTCATGGCTGTTCGCAGTCTCGCCAGCTCCACATCGGGTACACAATAATGCTGATGGAAAACCAGAGTTATCTGGATTTCGTCCAGCCTGTCGCCGACGAACTGCAGGCCAGGCTTACCCCCGATGCGGGCATGCTCCGCATAATCGACGCCGAACGTGGCCTCGAAGCCGTCCCAGTAGGTAATCAGCTCAAACTCAATATCACCCAGTACGGCAAACATCAGCGGTACTCCTTACGTTGTTTCTGAGCCAGCAGACGCTCCAGCATTTTTTCCAGCTCATGCAGACTCATATTCAGGGCACCAGTCAGTCCTGCAGGCGCTGTGGTTTCCCTGCCATTGAGGAAAAACTGAGGATTAAAGCTGACCTGGATACCACCAGACGTTCCACCGCCGGTTGCAGCTGCACCACGGCCTGAATATCCGGCAGCCATGATTTCAGGCGAGGGGATACGGGGAACATCCGGTGTCATCTCATTTGCCAGACGTTGCCCTGGTAAAATCGATGCCCGGGTGGAGAGCGGGATAGCGGGCATGGAAGACAAACTATTGATTACGGCTCCGATCGCATTTTTAGCAGACGACATAAACCCATTGATATCGGGCAACGGCATACTGAAGCGAACACCTGAAGTGTTATCCCGTATTTCTGGCCCCTGAATGCTCACGGGCATTCTGGGGAGCAGTTCACTGGCCATTCGCTGCCCGGCCAGAGCTGCAAGCGGAGTGGTCCGCTGCAGGCCAATGGCGGCCCCCTGCGCGATATTGTCACCAAAGCCCATAAACACGCGGCTCGGCGAATGAATGCCCAGCTTTTCGCTGAACCAGCCACTGATGCTGTCACCCATTCCGGTTACACTGGATTTGAGCGACTCCCATTTGTTTTTGATACCGTTAATCAGACCGTCGACAAGATGGCCACCGAAGTCGGTGAACTTTGCCGGCAGATCAACACCAAGATATTTCAGCGCAGCTGCAAAGGCTTTATAGAGCAGACCTGCCGGCGACCAGTTAATCAGCAGCTTACCAGTTCCCGCGATACCGCCGTTAAAGGCTTCCTGAATGTCAGCCCAGCACTGTTTAAACCAGCTACTGATGCTGTCACCCATTCCGGTTACACTGGATTTGAGCGACCCCCATTTGTTTTTGATACCGTTAATCAGACCGTCGATAAGATGGCCACCGAAGTCGGTGAACTTTGCCGGCAGAGCAACGCCGAAATATTTCAGCGCAGCCGCAAAGGCTTTATAGAGCAGGCCTGCCGGCGACCAGTTAATCAGTAACTTACCAATTCCCACAATGCCGCCGTTAAAGGCTTCCTGAATGTCTGCCCAGCGCTGTTTAAACCAGCCACTGACTGCCCCCCAGTTGCGGTAGATAAGGTAAGCTGCTGCCGCGACAGCGGTGATAACGAGACCGATGGGATTCATCATCAGCGCACGTCCAATCCAGAGAACAGCACGTCCGGCGAGCATAATTCCGCGAACCAGCCCCCCGGAGAGCACGCCACTCAGTGTTCTGGCTCCTCTGGCGACGGCGCTAAATCCGGTCACCAGCCAGCGGAGCTTACCGCCTTGCCCCAGTGCGAGCGACAGACGAAGCCAGTTGGCCCGAAGTAAAACAGCATTTTTCCAGACACTTACAAAGGGGGAAATAAGGAGATTCAGCCCCAGTTTGAGACCAACAGTCGCTATCTTAATCGCAAGGAGCGCACTGATGAGCTTAAAAGCCCCACTGACAAATTGCGGGTGAGTCGCTACCCAGTGTTTTGCCCCCTGAATGAGTGGAAGCAGTTCCTGAGTCAAAGAAATAAAAGATGGAGCTAATTGATCGCCCAGCGTAATTGCCAGATCGCGACTGCTGACCATAAGTGTTTTAGTGGCTTCAAGGGGAGATTTCAGCCGCTGATCATAAGCACTGGCAAGCAAATCGTTATCCGCAGCCCTGAGAGCACCGGCACGGATCTCTCGATATCTGTCCATGTTGGCCAGCATCGGGCGGATAAATGCCATGACCTGCATATCCGCGAACATATCGCCCAGACCAAAGTTTTTCGCCAGAGCCTGAAGTGCCTCATCTCTTGCCGTATCATTCTTTATTTTCATGGCTGATTTGAAGCCGGCCAGCGCTTCGGGGCTTTTGGCATTGAGGTAACGTTCTATAACACTCAACATCCCTTCAATCGGAGAGATCCCCGCAGCTTTATAACTCGCAATAGATCCCTGCAAATCAATACCCAGATCAGCAAACTGTTTCTGAGTATCGCGGGCAAAAATTTTGGTAAGAAAGTTTTTAAAATTATTAGCTGCTTCGTCGGTGGAACCTGCACCGATTTTTGCTATCTGGAGACTGGCCCCGATTTCAGCAACAGCCTCTTTTCCACTGGCAATACCCGCCATCATTGGGGCCAGGGACTGCATCCACTTGACCTGATCCGGGATTTCAAATGACCCCTGGTCACCGGCATAAGCCATAATATTCTGAACGGCACCAAAATCTCTGGCCGCACCTTTCAGGGAGTTTTGCCAGACTGCGGCCACTTTTGCCCAGTCCTGAGCAGACGTGCGTGTTGCCGTTGCCGCGCGGGCAATATCCGGCATCAGAAAACCGATATCTGACACATTATCAATATTGTCGCTGATGAGTGAACCCACCGCCTCCTGCAGCTCATCCTGATACTGATTGTATTTAAGCGCCCAGCCTTTTATCTGTCCGGCAAGTGCATCCCGCGTTTTATTGTCATATTTTGCGGTGATCGACATATCAATCATTTTGTCCTGAAAAGACATGGACTGCTGAACGGCAGGGGAAACCGTATGATAAACAGTCTGTGCCATGCCATACGCTTCAATCCCCTGACCATACAGCGCCATGCGGTTAGCTTTCAGCGCATCACTGGTAGCGGATGCCGCTGACAGACGGCGCTGCTGGCGCTCAATTTGCTCCATGGTGCGGCTTACCCGCAGCAGCTCGCTGTTGAGATGCTGCATCCGGGAAGAACCCAGTTGACCATAACGTTCTGTTGCACGGGTTAAAGCGTTCTGACGTTCCTGCAGGCGGCGTGAGGTATCGCTCAGGGAATCAAGCGCACGGCGGGTACCGCTCATTGCAGAACGGAATGTGCTGCCAATCATCCCGCCGATAACAACGCCGACTGAAAACTGTCCCGACATAGTGGTTAACCTCCGGGGAAGGTGAAAAGACGTGAGGGAATAACGCAGAACAGCCGCTACTGGCGGCTGTCTGTACTATGATTTGTCGCCGTACTCGCTTTTTATTTGCTCTTCAGCCTGCTCCAGCCACATCTCCAGATCGTCAGTATCGAGGGCATCAATCTCCCCCGGCTGAAACCGGAACCATCTCGCCAGCAGCCCCTGCGCCTGCGTCAGCGCCCTGGTTGCTCTCACCCATCCCCGTGATGAGCTGAAATCGTTTCTGTAACTGCAGGTAATCAGCCAGATCCATATTGTCGAGATCTTCCGGGAGAAGACCAGTACTGCGGGCAATCAGCGGTTCGTCCCAGTCTGCCGGGTTTTTGCTGATTTTGCGCACCTGCTTCAGGTCTTTTACCGTCAGGCGTTTCAGTTCAACCAGCTCAATTCTGGTGCCTGCAGCAGTGGTGAAGGGATAAGACAATTTAAAAGTATCGGATGGGGTCTGTGACATGATTGTGCTCCTGTGTAAGTTCAGGGCAGTATGTCGGGAGAAGCGCGTGACGGATATTAAAGGAGATTAAGAAGAAGGGGCCGGAGCCCCTGTGATGTCAGCAAGTGCGAAACCCCTTGCAGTTACGCAGGAAAGCGATGAGAAGCGTCTTTCCCTCAGATTTGCCGATGCCGGAGAACCAGTGGTCGGGAGGCTCCCATGCTTCAATCAAATCCGCCAGTTTGCGGGCCTTTGAACGTGTGCAGTCAATCGGGTCATTGGTTTTACGGGTATTAAAAAGGGTTTCCACCCCCGGAATATCAAGGAGGGTAAACCACGTACCATTTGACATGCCCAGTGCCGCACATCGTCCTCCTTTATCCGTCAGTTCAACACTCACCGTCAGCCCCCGATATTGATACGGTAGTCAGTCAGTTGATCAACACCGCCGACCCGGAAGATGTTGGCCAGATAGTCCAGTTGCAGCAGCTCTTCACCATCCAGTACCTGTCTGATATACGTGCAGGTGAAGCTACTGGAGAACTCGGCGTTCTCGTGCTGTTTGAACGTCCCCAGCGGGTTCTTCTTGAACATAATCGTCAGGAAGGTGACCAGCGGGATTTCGTCAATCAGCCCCTGCGAGCTGTAGCGCTGGACGCTGGAACGACACTGCAGTGCCAGCGACCTGTACGGGTTCGCTGCAGACAGCATCGCATCGCGGTAAAAGCTGTTCCATTTGATTTCGCCTTCCAGTTTGTCAAAACCAGCCGGGAGTTCCACCTTACCCACCATCCCCAGCGCCTTGTGTTCCTGCATAATCATGGAGACATCGGGGAGTTTAACTTCCTCAGCCCGTCCCAGCAGGTTAGTACCATCCAGATAGATGTTGGCATTCGTGATGCGGTTTATCTCAATCTTTGACATCAGTTGCCCCCTTTCAGGGTTAACAGGTATTCCGAGGTGATCTCAGTCTCAAACGTCAGTCGCTCCAGCGGCGGTGGTGGCGTATATTTGTAGCTCAGCAACAGGTGCCCGGCGGCCAGCTCCGTCTCCGGATTGCGGGCCGGATCAAACCAGCAACGGAAGCCCAGTACCGCACCATCACCAGTCATTTTGCGACCGTAGGCGTTGACCGACTCCGTCAGTGCATCAATCAGCGCCTGAGTAATCGGCATGTCGATGTACTGCTGGCTGAAATAACGAATGGACTCGTTGATCACATCACCGGTGCGGCGAACGTTCTCAAAGTTACGCATATGGGTGACCGTTGGCCATGCTGCCGTCCGGTTACCCCACAGACGAAGGCCGCTGCCGTAACTGCTGAATACCGTGGTGATCCCCTGTTCGTTAAGCAGGTTCACCTCACTCTGCGGGTCATCAATCATCGCGGACAGCTGGCGCTCCACGCCAGTGATCCCCAGAATCTCCTGATTGGAGGATGACCACCAGTAGCCCTTGTCCAGATCGACTCTGGCACGCAGACCTGCTGCACGCTGGCTGAGCGGCTCCAGACGCTCTGTGTTTGTCACCGGGTCATATACCTTCACATGCGGATAGCACAGACGGACGCGGTCGGAGCTGGTATTGAAGTTGATGGTGCCTTCCGGGCCACGACCTGCCAGAGCCTGTGCAAAGGTGGTACCGACAGGCGCATCAATGTAGGTTACCGCGCCCAGCTTCTCTGCCATGGCGATAAGCTCAACTGCGACACTCTTCTGGGTGCAGAACACCGGCGCAATCAGAATTTTGGCGAAATAGCCGTACAGGTTGAAGCTGTCGTTAAGCAGCTTCATGCCGGTTCGGTTTCCGGCGCTGTTCACCCCGCCGATGATGTCCGCCGCAGTCACCTTCGACGGGTCCGCGTACTCATAGCTCACCTTCACGCTGCCACCGGCCTCAATAGCCTTGCCCAGGTTCGTGAGCACACCCGCCTGCGCATCAACACGGTAGTCCGTGTTCGCCGTGTGGGTGGTGCTGCCTTCACTGTTTTTCACCACCACATTAGCGACAACCGGATGCGCCAGTCTGGCCTGCCCTGTCGATTTGTCAAAGGTAACCACCTCATCCTCGATCGCCGTTTTATGTTTCGCCGGGTCGAGGACGTTAATGACCAGAACGATACCTGCACCATGGTCATAAATCGCATCCAGCGCCTGCGGAATGGTAAAGCCGGTGAACTGGCTGCCAAATGCCGCTGCGTCTTTCTCAGACAGGCACTGTACCAGCGTATTGACATCCCCCATCGGGGCGGTACCAATCAGGCCAATAACGGCAGATTTCACCGTTTTAACCGGGCGGGCACCGTTTTCCACCTCAATGGTTTCGGGACCATGCAGATAGTTAGCTGCCATGGGCGTCCTCCGTTTTCACTTCGCTGTCACTGCTGCTTCTGCGCTTTGGTGACTGCACAGCCGGTGTGACGGCGGGTTTAGTATCTTCTGGTACCGGCGTCAGATGCTTCAGCGCCACCAGTACCTTCACGTAGTCATGCTCCTCCGGCAGGGAAACCGTCTTCCCCGGCCAGAGCAGGATTTCGGTTCCGTCCGACAGCGTGACGCCGCTGGCCGGGCCGGAATAGCGGTATTCTTTCATCACTCGCTTTCCTCATAGTTCACTTCGGTTAACAGCGGGCCGGACGGTAAATCGCTGTCTTCGATAAAGATGCTTTCAGTCGCGAAGTCGAGGGCGTATTGCCACAGCCCCCTGACTTCACCGATAAACACCTCGCGGGTCAGCCAGATACGGCGGCGGCACCCGGGCGGGGTGTGGCCACCGAGAATGCGGCGGACAGCATCCAGGACATTAATCGCCCCTTTTTTACCGTTGAGCTGGCGGAAGACCACCGTGACGCAGAGCTGGATAGTCTGAGACTGGATCACCGCACCGGTATCATCCGGCCTGTCAAAGCGCGAACCGGCATAGCTCAGCAGCAACGCGCCAACCGGATGGTTCAGGCGATATTCAGCCGGTTTCTCCGGGAAGTACTCCACCTGCAGTTGCGGCAGCTTCTCGCGTAACCGGGCCAGCACCGCATCAAGGACGGGCAGAACGTTCATCAGTATTTCTCCAGTAAACCGTCACGACCGCCGAAAGTGGCCGGGCGACTGCGTACACGAAACTCGCCAGGCTCAGGCACATCTTTCTGAGTGGACGGCAGCCCCAGCGTGAGCCTGTTATCACGTAACTCCCTGAGTTGCCGCAGCGCTTCTTTGTGGTCATCCTTCACCGTATCCGGGAGGTCACCTTCCGGGCGGCGGGCGTAGAGCCGGTAACGGACCAGCGTGATGGCAATATCCCGCAGAACAGTCGGTATCTCTGCCAGTGGCAGGATATAGCGTCCGCGCAGATGGGCATCAATCAGCTCGTCGGCATAGCGGATACAGCTGTCCACCACACGGGTATTCACTGTTGCAGGCGAGTCGAAGTCCATCTCTTCACTGGTGAGTTCGATAAGCGTCCGCTCCGGCACCTGCGCAAGCAAATCCTCCAGGGTGCAGTACATGTCACACCCCGCGCAGGATACGAATGACGTCGCCTTCACCCCCGGCTTCATCAAGTGCAATACCACAGGATTTACCGTCGCCGGACTGCGGCACGGCTCTGGCCTGAGCATCTGACTGAACAGCCACACCACGGCTGACAGCGGCCCCGGCCTCGACAGCAATAATGCCCAGAACGCTCACCGGCGTGCTGTCGCCGGTAACAGCATCCACTTCGGCAACCCCGAGCGCTGCGGCACCGGCTTTACAGGGGGTATTATCTGCCCCGACAAAACGCTGCTGTGCCAGTGCTGCCCCTGCCGTTACGGTTGTGATCAGAATGACCTGCTGAGTGGTTCCCATAACGCCTCCTTATTTACTGATACCGGTAATGAGATACCCGGCATCGCCACCAACCACGGCGACTTTGTAGATATCGGTATAACGGCAGTACTTCACCTTGCCACCGGCTCCGTCGTATTTGTCGGCAACAGGCATCCCCTTACGACGCAGGGTGTAGCCGAAGGACGGCTCGTTCTCGTCCGCGCTGTCCGCCCCCGGCTGCGGTTTGCCGACATAGTGCAGCATCAGATTGTCTCCCCAGATATCCGCCGGCACGCTGTTCTTATCCATTGCCGCTTTCATGGACGGCAGGGAGACTGGGGCACCGATGACGATCTCTTCGATCTGAAAGAGGTCCTGCAGGATTTCTGTGGTGATGCGCTTGCGTTCGTTGGCTCCGATGGCGGCCTGAATCGCCGGGTGGAACTTCAGCAGCGCCATCACGCCGGCCCCCATGGTCATCAGGTTAGGACGCAGCCCCGTGGCCGTACGGACCGCTTCCATACCGGCTTCAATCACCCCGATGGGGTCCCCCTTACCACCGGCCCAGCGATCACTGGCTGTCAGTTTTTTGACGTGCCCGGTACGGTAGACCTTTTCATCCTGAGCCAGACGGGCAGCGATAAGTTCACGGCGCAGGTTCACGCCATTCGTGGCGCGACGGATGGCCTTGCTCTCTTCGTTAAACATGGACTCCGCCTGCTCGCGATAGTCCACCGGCGCAGCCAGATCGTGTTCACCCAGCACCAGGTCCAGCGTGCCTGTTTTTTCACGGACCAGAACATTGCTGTCCGCCCCGACGGCACGCTCGGTGTCATATTCCACAAAGGCGGTTTTCCCGAAGGTCGGTACACGCACGCCTTCCTTGTCCGTCAGCACGACGGGGAAAATACGTTCGCCGATGAATGCGGCATTTTTATAGCCACGGGCGATACTGGTCAGTACCGGATCAACGACACGTTTACCTTTTAAGTAATCAGACATGCTCTCTCCTTAAATTACAGGCAGCGTGCGACAGCAGCCTCATAGCTGATGCCTTCTTTTTTGGACAGGGCCACTGCTTTCTGATGCAGGGCCAGACGCTCAGGATCGGCTTCCGCAAACTCTGCCACATCCACCTTCACCGTGTCGCCGACACGCTCTTTTGTGGCCTGTTCGGCGAAATTCATCACCGGCTCCCCGTCGGAGAGCAATGAACGAAAGGCGGTGGCCAGCGGTGTGCGGCTTTCCCCCTCAGCAAACTCCACCGGCTTGTCGCCACCGGCGACGGCATCCAGCAGGGCAACCACCACGGAGGAGGCGCGGGGAGCCAGACGGCCCTCTGCGACCAGTTTTTCTGCAAAGGCCACATTGTCCTTATGCAGTTGCTCCTGTCTGACCTGTGCATCACGCGCATCGCGATCAGCAGCCTGCTGCTTCAGGCGGCGGTTCTCCTCCTGAAGGGCTTCAATCTCTTCTTTTGTCATCGATGATTCCTCGTTACTTGCGGAAGACGGCCCCGGGCCTGTCTCACTGAATTGTGCACCTGCTGCATCCTGCGACAGTGTGTCGCGGTACGCCTCTTCGCGCAGACTGTTGAGCTGCCATTCCGGCAGGACTTTTTCTGCCTCGTCCAGACTGAAGCGGGCGATCAGAAAATCGCGCAGCTTTCCCCACAGGGAGGCATTCGTGATGGCCTGCCAGTCGGCGAACTCCACCACACCTTCTTCCTGCTCACTGAAGGACACCTGTTTCAGCCCCTTGACGGAAGGTGGCTGTGCCCCGAGAAAGCCCACATGGCGAAGGTAGAGCACGCCGGGCTTCGGATTGGACGGTGAATCCGGGAGGTAGAAAGAGGCGGACACTTTTTTGAATCGTCCGTCGGTGACCATCTCAGCAAACTGCGGGTCCAGCTGGGCAGGCTCTGCCATCAGATCGACGCCGCTGAGCGACAGGGCTTTCACCCAGCCCCACGCCGGGTCTTCCGTTCTGGGATGACCAATCACGAGTGGTGCTTCATGGACGGACGGGTCATAGGCTTTCACGCAGGCGGCAAGATCGTCTGGCGTGAACGGCAGTTTTTTGCCGTGCATATCGGTATGAGTACCGGCTTTAAAAATGTGAATGGCTGACATTTTGCTGTCCCGCGTTATGTTGTCGGAGACAGTTTGTGAGAAATGCAGGCCCGGCGATTTTAATCTGCTTTAGAAAACATCAGGGGAGAAGGACAGGGAAAGCAATGCGGTGAACCGGAGGCGGTTATAAAACAGAGGCTGTAAAGCCTTTATAAAGGTAATACAGCCCCTCATTCGCTGGCAATGATAAATCACCCGCCTGAAGAGAGAAAACTCAGCGACGGGCCGCTGATTCAAGATGGCGGACAATGGTATCGAGGATGGGGATTACCACTTCAGGCTGTAGTTCTCCATCCCCCGTCACCGGCAGGAACGGGCGGGCCGGAAGTTCAACAGACTCATTACGCCCCGTTTTACCCCCGAACTGGTGAATGGCACCGTAAACAACGTTGGTCCCCACAACAGCCTGCCGGTCGTCATGGTCGGTTGATACTGACCCCATCAGACGCCCGGTATCCTGCAGTGTCTGCCCGTCACGTTCTTCCGCTGCCAGCGAGGGGATCCACCCCGGACGCCCCTCATCAAGAAAGTTAAACTGTGTTTCCGCCAGCAGGGTTCCGGCGATTTTGCGCATCGCGGGCTCCAGGTCTGTGGCAGCAAGATCCAGCGCACGGAGGCTCCGGCGCAGGGATTTATCGTTAATGGTGATACTGACCAGGTTATCGGAAGCCATTGTTATCCTCTCAGTTCCTGTTGTGCCAGTGGCTGAAGCGTACCCTGATAGCGGGCCAGGTCGGGACGGTATGCTGCCCCCGGTGCATAAGACCAGCCGACGTCGGTGGTCACCTTCGTGGTGCCGGTATTAAAGGTGGCCACGTTCCGCATTTCGCCGGTTTTCTCTGAGACCAGTTTCAGTTCCTGGCCCATGGCAGAGCCGGAGCTGATAACCTTCAGGCCACGGGCACGTACATCCGCCGCACTCAGGGCAATCACACTACAGCGGCAGCGCCAGCCGTTCGGCGGGTAAAATGCCTGCCAGAACGGGTCATCCCAGCGCAGCACCAGACCATGCAGCGCCAGATGGCTCCTGCGGGTATGGCTGTCGTTGATGCCGGTATACATCCAGTACGGCCTGTCGTCGACGTTTTCCATCTGTTCCGCCCAACGACCGGCGCTGTAGAGTACGGACATATTGGTGCGAAAGATGGTATCGAGCCGCCACGGACTGCCCTGCTGAATGGTGACCGGCTTACCCGTTACCGGGTCAGTCGTGTCACGTGGTCCCCACCATCCCTTACGCTTCAGCACCGGCTCCAGCTCCTGCCGGAACCAGCGATCGGTTTTTCCTTCATCGACAGCCTGCTGCAGTGCCCCGCGAATATCTTCCAGGATATCCAGGCGGGTCACTTTAGCAACGGTAAAGGCGCGGGCATGGGCCTCCTGCCACATTTCTTCCCAGTCCCAGGTAATCTGATACCCTTTGGACTTCAGGTAGTTGATTGCCCGCTTCGGGGGAAGCGTCATGCAGTACGCCAGTTCAGCCGTTGTCACGCTCATGCAGACGCCCCCAGATATTTGTCACAAAGAGAATGCGGGCCAGCCGCTCCTGCAGATCGTCCGTGTTCATCTGAGGGTAGAGCTCCGCCAGTTCGCCCAGCAGCTCAGACGGGTTAACCCCATTTTCGACCCGCCTGAACAGAGGTGCCAGGACGGGTTCCAGCGTGCCATTTAACGCGCCTCCGTTCATCAGAATGTCCAGCGCGTCGTCAAGCTGCTGCTGAGCCTGAATATCAGCATCAATCGCCTCGGCAAATGACAGCGGCAGCATGTTATTCTGGCGTTCCGACGGTGGTGTCTCGTCAATATCGCCGTCCTGCAGTTGGTACTCACGCTTGAAGTACTGCGGGGTCAGACGCAGACCCGCCCGGGTGAGTTTTTCGTCGCGGGTGGCACGGGTGTCATCAATGGCCTCCTGTTCCCACATGGCCCAGACCGGACACGGCACATCGCCGAAGTTCAGGGTGACCACCGTTCTGATGACCTGATTCACTGCCGCCTGAATGATGTCCGCATCCGCATCGCGGATATCAGCCGTTACCTCCAGCCCGGCCTGTGCAGAGGCCTTGTTACTGTTCGCTTCCGTGGTCTGATTCTGACCGAGTAATGCAATGGAGATCTCACTGCGTGACAGTGTGATCAGCTCGCGAAATACCTCGCTGCTGTCTGCCTTGCCATCCGCTGCCCTGAGCTCAATACTGCTGTCATCGGGGATGGCGGCCACCGCGTCCTCCACCATCTGCTCCATGGAGTCCAGCAGTTTTTCAATCTCTGCATCATTTGCGCCCCTCGGGTGCTTACCGATCACCCACGGGGAGCCAAACTTTTCGGCAAAGCGGAGCCAGAATTTCATCCCGCCTTTCTTGAAGGCGACCGGCCAGAAGCACATGGACAGGTCCGGGAAACCGTAAGGATTGTCATACGAGGCATCCTGTGCCGGCACCACGAATTTTGACGGTGACAGCAGCTCACCCTCCACACCCGCATCACGCGCCCGGAAGCGCAGGCAGTTGTCCGTATCAAACTGAAACCACTCAGGCGGTTTGCCGACAATATCCGTCACCGCCCACGACCTGACCGAACGGCCCCACATGATTTCACAGGGCTGATACCCGTAGAGCACGGCATCGCTCATTTCACCGATGATGCGGGACAGATCCAGATCGTCGAGCATGTCGCGGATGAAACGGAAGACCCGGGCAGAGGCGTGACCACGCTCCAGTCCACGCTCCAGCGATTTGAGCGCTGCTTTACGTCTGCGGATACAGCCCCCGACCAGCGGGTCGGTGCGCAGTTCGCGGTAGATACGGATATCCCGTCCCTGAGCCTTGAGAATGGGATCAGGATTGGGCAGATACATGCCCAGTCCGTAAAAGTCGATCGCGCGGCTGCGGGAGGCAATCTGCGCGGTCAGTGATTTCTGAGGCTCAGAAAAAGCAACAAATTCATCGGGTGAAACCCAGATACCCCTCGCCATCAGAATCCCTCCAGCATACGGGCCGCCTGACGACGACGGCGTGAGCTTGCCTTCACCGGCCCTTTGTTAATTTCACGGCTGGCGAAATACGCCAGCGCCAGTGCGATGGCTGAATCCCCGTGGCGTTTACCACCGTCAGCCTTTGCTTTTGAGCGTTGCTCCGGTACGCGGGGGACATCGTTCACCACCTGAACGGCCCGCAGGTCATCCAGTGTGTCTTCATCCTTTGGTAAGTCCACCAGGTTACCGTCTTCCAGTGCAGCTTTGACCGGAGGCATATGCTCCCGGTACCAGCCTTCGGTTGGCATCACCTGCTGAACCCGGCTGGAGCCGTAGCGCTGCATGGCGTATTCAGCCAGATAGGCACCATTACCACGGGCATCAAACGCTGCACCCAGCAGACCGGGCAGGCCATCCATCAGATACCAGGTGATTTGCTCCTGCTGTCTGAACGGCACGTTACGCAGCTCCAGTACGAATGGCACGCGTCGTACCAGGTTCTTCTCCTGCAGCAGGGGATAGTCCACCGACAAATCACCGCTACGGCCAAAGTCGCGCCCCAGGAAAGAGCGGGCATCAGTGGGGAGTGCCTCCAGCAAGGGTTTCAGATACTCATCAAGCCAGTCCTGCGTCTCGCGGAAGCGAACCTCATCAGACAGCAGTTCATAACCTTCCTTGCAGGTCAGACGCAATACCGGCGTATCAGCGGACATGCGGGACTCTATCAGGGCACGGGACAGCCAGGCACCGCCACCGTTGGCCGGAATACAGTCAAGCTCTTCGGATGCGCCGGCACCGTAGAATTTGTACACCAATGCCATCCAGGCCTGCTCGGATGCCTCCGACCATTCCTTCCCGGTGCGCAGACAGACGCGCCGGAACAGCCCCTCAGATACGGCTTCCCGGAAAGTGATGCGATGTATGCTGCCTCCCTGACGTCCGGCACGGATATCCCCGATAAGCGTATTGAACGGATTGTCGTCACCGTCATGGGTGGAGATAACGCGTACCTTTCCCCCCCAGATAAGCATCGCCAGCGCCGCTTTCAGCAGTTCGTCCAGTTGCTCATGGAACGCCGCTTCGTCGATAACAATAATACCCTGACGGCCACGCAGGTTAGACGGGCGGCTGGAGAGCGCAACAATACGAAAGCCGGAGTCAGGAAATTTGATGGTGTAAGTCTTGATGTGTTTGTCGTCGTCGTCCTCTTCCCAGAATCCTTCTTCAATTTCACTGGCCGCATAGTTGAATGCCCGTGCCCACATCGCACACGCCTGAATGTATTCGACGGTCATGTCCTGGTTATAAGCGATGTAATACACATTCATCCCGCCTGCTGGCGCAGAAGAGGCGGCGGTCAGTACGTTATCGGATGCCTCAGCCCATGTAATACCGGTACGACGGCTCTTTTCTATCACCTTAAGCGGAGAGGTGTCTGCCACCCAGCGCTGCTGGTAAGGCAACAGAACGGGAGGGGCATCCAGCGCCGAGGTATCAGGCAAAACGGGAGCAAGGTTATTCCTCCCGTCCATGGGACTCATCCCTTCGGGGCCGCCGCCAGCGGCGTTTAAAATCACTCCGGATGATTTTGTCATGTGGCAATCCCCAGAATCTCGCGACGAAGCGCCTGTACTGCGTCGCTTGACAGTCCCCCCTTACGGGCAATTTTCTCGGCGTTGCTGGCTGCCTGCTGCGCTCTGGCCCGTACTTCAGACTGGAACTTTTTGAGGTTGACGGACGCGCGGGACAGCGTAGCCACATTCTTCGCCACCTTCGACAGCAGGGCCACGCGTTCTTTAGGATCGACTTCGCCTTCTTCCGCCTCCTGCAACTGGACAATACTCTCGAACAGCTCGGTCTGAATAAGGGCTATCACAGCCTCCGAACGCGCATCCTGATCGTCTGCTGCGCCTTCGGTCAGCATGCGGGCCGCTTCTGTTGCCGCACGGATAGCACCATAGCGGCGCTCAATCTTCTGTCCATAGCGATGGATAGCGGATTTGCTGATGACGTACCCCCGCTCACGCAGCAGGGACTCCAGCTCGTTATACCCGCTGAAGCCGGATTCAGTCAGCGCCCGTTCAAGCCAGCGGCGCACGTCTTCCGGCAGCTTTTCTATTGTGCTGCGTCTGGCCATTATTCACTCCAGTACTTTTCCGGGCGGGCAATACCCGGACCACATTCCACGGTGTATTCCACCAGGTCTACGCCGAGGCGGGTCAGGTCAGCAAACCAGTCGCCAGAAGGTTTTTTCTCCAGATCAACCATTTTACGGTCAGCCAGATAATCCAGTTCGCGGCGCAGTTCCAGCGGTGTGGTGTCCGGGTAGATGGCACGGGACACATCCAGCAGCAGCGTCTCGCTGGCGGTGTAAGGGCGGGTCTTGTTCAGGGCAACCAGCAGACTCCAGCGCAGGGATTCGCGGCGTACCCGGGTAATATCGACCATTATTGACCTCCGGTATTGCGGTACTGCTGTACCACTTCCAGTTTGTTATAAAGCGCGTCCAGTTTGGCCTCAATGACTGTCTGGCCACGGATATAATCCTCTCGACGGACATAATTCAGCGGTAAATCCGCTTTAAATCGCATAAATTCTTTTTCCAGCTCGCCCCAGTTGGAGGCGGATTGTTGCAGGGCCTGTTCAAGGGAGGCGAATCGTGCCGCCTGGCGTTCTTCTGTTTTACTGAACAACCATTTGGCGAGCCCTCCCACAAACCCCATGAAGGTGAGCAGAAAACTCACCACCGTCCAGAATTCAACCTGCAGTGTCATTTCTGTAATCCTTCCCGTTCATCCAGTAACGCGTTTATCTGGTTCC